CCGATACAGGATAACCGAACTTAAGGAGCATTGCGACATGTTCGCGAAGGGAGAGGTAATAGCTGATTCGCGTGGTAACGGATCGCAACAGATGATAACATAATTGGATAGAATGGATCCCACGAAAGACTGAAATAGTCTGCCGACTTACCCTTTAAAGGGTATTACAATGCCACGAAAGATGCCTCAATTACCTCGACAAACGATACAGGTCGACGACAGGGGCCGGATAACGATACCGGATTACCTGAGAAAGGCTGCCAAGATCAAGAATGAAGGCTGGGTAACTGTCCACGCCGAGCCCAACCTCAAGGATTGCAAGGGCCTTCTCCTCATAGCGGAGGAGTTCTGACATGACCCTGATGTTCAAGAAACATCACCTCAAGATGGTCATCGCCGGAACGAAGACCATGACCAGGCGAGTACACAAGCGCCCCCTGAAAGCTGGGCGAGTCTATCAGCTGAAGCGCGACTGGTATCACATGATCGACGAACGGATAAAGATCCTGAGGGTCTTCCAGGAGCGACTGGGCGACATCTCGGAGGAGGACGCTCGTAAGGAGGGCGGCTACACGATCGAGCAGTTCAAGGAAGTCTGGCGAGACATAACCGAGGCCTGGACACCGGACTTGGAGGTCACGGTCTACGAGTTTGAGGTGGTAGAGTCTGAAGAGTCAACTAAAGGGGAGACAGTTGAAGTGTCCCCCCGAACTCCAGCATCTAATTGAGGATCTTCGAGAACTCAGACTCGACGGTGAAAACCCAAATAAAATGACCCCGGGGCAGCTCCGGCAGACCTGGGCTAGTCTGAGGAGCCTTGGATGGCTCGATGTCATTCTCACCAACAAGGAGGGGATAGTCGCAGATGGGGCGCAGAGAGTCACGGTCTGCCTATACCCCGATAAACGAGGCCTCAAGAAACCCGGACCACCGGAAAACTTTGGGCCTGTCCTGCGCCTACCTGTGAGCGAGGTAGACCGACGTCTTATCCGACAGGTTAAGAACAAGATCAAGGGTCGGCACGATAAGGCCCTCGACGCCAACGAGTTTCAAAAGATCGTTGCAGCCAACCGAGAGGAAGATCTCAAGGAGCTTCTCGGGATGTCCGATAAGATGCTCATGAAGGCCCTTGAGCAGAGCACACTCATCGGGGAGTTCAGGACACAGACGGACGAGGAGACGGTTGCTGATAGTGTCGAGTGCCCGAATTGCAAATTCGTCTTTAACCCTGAGAACTTTATGATCGAGAGAGTGGTCCTTGAGGAGGAGCTCGAAAGAGTGGGGTCCTATATCGAGGGGCACGACCTCGACATTAGCGACTCCATAGGCCTCGGCAAGACTCAGACCGTCTCACTGAACACCGTCTACGAGACAACAACCCCCGAGGCCACCGAGAGAGTAATCGCAGTCTCAGAATCCTTCGGCGTAGGCATTGACGAGACGGTCAAATTCAATGTTCTTCAGAACTTAGTCTTCGAGTACAAAGACGATGATCTCATCTACGTGACCGGGGACTCAGGAGCCGGAAAGACCACCGTGCTACGTCTATTCTCAGAGCATGCGCAAGCTAAGAGGCAAGTACTGAACTTCGACGACGTCTTGGTACCCGAGGACGAGCTCATCATCGAAGGACTCGGAGACGACGCAGACGAGGCCATGCGTCTACTCGCAGCAGCCGGTCTCAGCGAAGCATTCCTCATGCTCCGAAAATACGGCGAGCTGAGCGACGGGCAGAAGTACAGATACAGGATCGCTCGGATGCTCTCGGAGAACGCCGATGTCTATATCGTGGACGAGATAGGAGCAGCACTCGACCGGGTCATGGCGAAGGTCCTAGTCTTCAACCTCCAGAAATGGGCCAGACGCCAGGGGAAGATGGTCGTCGCCGCCAGCACACACCACGACCTCATAGAGGACTTTAACCCAGACACCCTCATATTCAAGGGATTCGGCGAGACAGCTCAGATCCGGTACTACGATCCAGAACCCAGGGAGATAAGCCTCACCAGGAACATGGTCATCGAACCAGGGACACTCAAGGACTACGAGGAGCTTGAGAGATTTCACTACCTCGGCGGAACTCCCGCATTCCGACAGAACATCTTCAAGCTCACGTACAAGGAGAAGACCATCGGAGTCGTCATCTACATCACCCCCTCACTCGCATGTAGCGCACGCAACCATGTAATGCCACAGTATAAGGGAAAGGGCAGCAAGGAACAGGCAGACCTAGTAAACATGGAGATCACCAGACTCGCCAGGATCATCCTTCACCCCAAATTCAGGGGAGCAGGTCTCGCCGTCAAGCTCGTCAGGGAGACCATGCCCCTCACTAGGAAGAGAGTAGTCGAGACAATCGCCGCCATGGCACGGTATAACCCATTCTTCGTAAAGGCCGGCATGACACTCGTAGGAGAAATGGACTTCCAACCCCACCAGAAGAAACTCGTAACCCTCATCGAGAGTTACGGCTCAGACATCGCCACACTCCACAGCCCCAGGGCCCGGGAGACCTTCATCAACGGACTGACCAAGAAACGCAGAGACAAACTGACCAACCAACTACTGAAAAGCGTACAGGCTCTGCGAGGCCATGGAAGCCAGAAGGAAGGCATCCTCGGCAGAGGCATAAGAGAAGCCGATCAAATGATGAAAGGCCTCGCAGACAAGGGACTCCCCAGCCTACTCGGAGACCTCCTGCCCACCAAACGCATCTACCTATATTGGGAGAACCCCGAATTGGCAGTTGCATTCAATGCAACTTTTAGGTGAGTACCCATAAAATGGAAAAAAAACTTCCAAAATTAGGGGGAACCCTAGTGAAAGTGTCAATAATTGCGTTAATTTTCAATAGTAGTTGCATTCAATGCAAATTTTAGGGGGGAGCCATAGTGAGAGCGTCTCAGATGGTCATAGCACGACGCCTTCGGGTCTTCATCCTGCAGAAGCAAGGCCTTAACCCCGAGCAGATTCACGACCTCCTTGAGCCCGACTTCAAAGTCTCTCTGGACACCATCTACAGAGACCTAAGAAGCATGGGTGAATGGCTTCCCGAGGTAATTAAGCTCAGAGACGACGCAGAGGAAGCCGCCGTCGACCTGCTGAGACTGTGTAAGATAGCCCAGATTCGCCTCCTCCAGCTCTCACACATTGCCCCAACGGGCAGCGCACAAGTCGCAGCCGCCAAGGCTCTGCTGGACTCATTTGAAAAGGAGATCCACCTGAGAACGGTCACAGGGCAGTTCAAACCCATCACGCAGAGCGTGGAGCTAACGTTACCTGACCTAGAGGGACTCGATGAAGCCGCAGTCGGAGCTATCGTCCAGAACTTCATGGACGACGAGGCGCGAAAGCTACGTCAGTCACAGCCAGAAGCTTTACAGGGCACTGAAGAACGCCCTGAAGATGGGCTGGATCCCGGCAGACGGGGGAAATAGACCCTCCCCCAAGCAGCTGCAATTCCTACTGCTCCCGAACCTGGACGCCTTCTACGGAGGCGCAGCCGGGGGGGGCAAGAGCGACGCGCTCCTTATGGGGGCGGTAATGTTCTGCCACATACCTGGCTATGCAGCCATTATATTTCGCAAGTCACTGCGAGACCACCAGCTACCCGAGGGACTCATCCCCAGAGCTCACGAATGGTGGTCTAACCTGGCCAGGTGGAAGGGTGACACAAACACCTTTACCTTTCCCTCGGGTGCTACCGTTACCTTCGGCTACATGGACTCACCCCTCGATCACTTCCGATACCAGAGCTCCGCCTATCAATACGCAGGCTTCGACGAAGTCCCCCAGCACAGGGAATCCCAGGTCCGGTATATGTTCAGCAGGCTCAGGAGGACCAAACGCCTGGAGCTGCAAGACGTCCCCCTGAGGATGCGGAACGCCGGCAACCCCGACGGCCCCTACGTTCAATGGGTGAAGAGAAGATACGTCGATTACAGGACAGCTCTCTCCCCCTTCATCCCGGCTAGGATCCCCGACAACCCAGGCCTCGACGAGGAGTCCTACGTCAAGAGCCTGATGCACCTGGACCCTGTCACCAGAGCCCGCCTCATGGACGGAAACTGGGACATCAGGGACGTAGGCAGAATGTTCAGAAGAAGCTGGTTCACAATCCAGCTATCCATTCCCTCCGGCTGCCGAGCCGTCCGATACTGGGACAAAGCCGCCTCAGAGAAAAGGCCAGGAACAGATCCCTCCTACACTGCTGGAGTTTTGATGGCGATGGACGACGAGGGCCGATTCTACGTCCTCGACATCCGACACATCAGAGGCACACCCAAGACAGTTGAAGACCTCATAAAGCAGACGGCCGCCCTCGACAGAATGCGGGTTGAAAACGGCGAGCTCCAGAGCAT